ATATCAAAATCGGAGATGTTGAAATTGGCAACAATAGGCTCTGTCGAATAATTGCATTCACGAAGGATGTCCTTGTAATATTGGTTGATGAGTCTTTTGAAATCGTCATCAAAATGATCTCTGGGATGATATTGCAATGCAGATTCCGGCTCGACCGGAGGATTCCTTAAATCTGCCTCCCAGCCGACTGCAAAATCGTCGATTACGCTCATCTCGCGCTTTAATTGCAGGAAACTTTTGTAATCTGCGAGTGATTTGCGCATCGCCTCTGCTTTAGGACGCAGCTCCTGCTGAATGTGGCTTTCGATGCTGTCCTTCTCGGCATCGAGTTTTGCCATCTCCTCTGACATCCACCTCATTTCCTCGGCGAGGGATTGTTCCGCTTTCGTCAGATCATTCATCTGAGCCACGATGCGGGACAGTTCGCCACGGGCAGACTCAATGTAGGTTTCATCATCCTTGGGCGTGAAATGACTCTCACAGAAGGGGCAGACCGTGTTCTTATCGTGAGCGTTCCGTTCCATCTCGCCGTCGGCAATAAAGGTCAGCCGCTTGATGTCGGCTGTGTACTGGCTCTTGAGGGCAGCGTACCGGGACTTCATCAGTTCCGCCTCGGTCATTTTCTCCTGTAGTTCGCTGATTTCCTGCACCAGTTCCTGTCGGCGGGAGAGAGCTGCAGAGATCGCAGATTCTGTCTGCTCAATCCCTGCAATGAGGGCGGTCATCTGCTGCTCCACATCAATGCCCTGAAACGCTGTCATCTGTTTTTGCAGCACCTTCTTCTTCTCAGAGATGTTGCTGATCTGCGTGTTCACATACCTTAAAATGGCATTTCGCTCTGCGATGCGGATTTCCTTCTTGGTCTGCTCATCGTACTCGGGAAAATTGGATCCGGTCATCAGAAACAGCAGGGAGGAGAAGAAGACGGTCTTCTTGGTGCTTTCTGACGGTTCCAACACGGATTTCACATTGCCTATGTCATTGTTGAGGAAGAGCAGCATGTGGAGGATGGTTCGGAGTGTCAGCGGCACCCGATTGAAATTGATGTTCTTGATCACCATGCAGGGAGTGGAAATACCCATCACGTTCAGGAGCAGATCACTCAGCACCGGCAACCCGGTGGTCTTACTCTGACTATGCGTCAGATTGTATTTGCCACTGTAGATGCCCGGGATGTCGGTCGTAACGTCCACTTGATTTTTGCCAAAATTGCGTGTGATGCCGATCGTTCCTGCGGCCGCCTGCACCAGAAGTTCCACTTGGTCGTAACCCAAGGGCTCGTCTATGGGAGGTTCGCCCATTTTGCCAAGCGCAAAATCAATGCACCGAGCAACGGCGGTCTTCCCGGTATTCGACCGCCCGCAGATGATGTTCAGACCGGGGGTGAAATCCACGAAAGAGTCACGCTTGCCTTTGCCTCTTGCCGTGACACGGCTGAAATATATTCCGGCCATCCATTCATCTCCTCTTTAGCGCGTCCATCGCCTGATTCGTAATCTTTGAAAGCAAAGACGCATCGGATGTTTTTCCAAGCATTCGGTGTGTCTTTTTTACTGTCTCCACGTATGTCTCAGCATATTCGGACTGCATGGATCTCGCAAAATCCCTGCCGCGCTCGTTCAGTCCGAACAAGAATCCTCCGGGGGAGGGGGCTACAGAGATAAAGCCGTCCAGCACAAGGGATCTCAGTGCGCCGTTTAACTGCTCCCGCTTGGCAGGGAGTTCACTAAAACTGAACTGGTTTTCGCCGTGCAGGTTTTGTTCTGCCATACCGAAATCCCGTCCATAGACTGTCATAAGGTCATACGCCGCGATGCGGTCAATGGTTATGGAACGCGGCTTTACGGCAGAGAGGATGAGCAAAATGCGAAGTGACACCTCAAAGGACGTATTGAACAGTTTAGGCATCGGTGTTCACCCACGATTTGATTCGCGCATCGTCCACCAAGATATGGCAGACGCCCTTTCGGGTTTTGTTCGTGATAAAACCCTTAATATTGATGAGGTTCGACTTGGCAAGTTCCGTACTGGTGATTTTCTTCAACACTTCCTGCAGACGGATGTAGCCCGTCTCGTGATCCTCATCAAAATATACCATCTCGATGCCGTCATAGGCATCGTCCTTCAGTGCATCAAATTGCCGCTCTCCATCCACAAAGGCATCCCGCACGCTGCGCTCGATGCTTTTTGCATCGAAATATGCCTGACGCTGCAGCTCTAAATGCCGCTGCAGTTTTTCCGGCAATTCGCCTGTGGTTTTTGGTGTGACATCCTTTGCGAGCTGCTCCGCATACACCTCGCAGAGCGCATGGATATACGGGAGCGTGGCTTCGTTGATGTCCCCATGAGGTTTTAGGGAGGGATGCAGTTTGATGACATCGCCGCCGGGCAGATAGACCGCTCCATCCACAAAGCGGGCGGGTTGAATCGGCACGGGAGGAACAACTTCGCCGACTTCGTTCCTTCCCTCAAAGAGATCAATTTGGGCGCCGGGGAGTTTTTGCAGTTCCGCTTTGATGATGCTGCAGAAAATCTCGGCGCACGTCTCGTCCACATTGTTTGTGGTGCAGTTCACCCCGTATTTGGCGAGGTCGGCGCACAAGTTCTTGCGTGCATCGAAGGGGAGCTCTGCGGCTGCTTCCAAGAAGCGGCTCTTGTCGAGATTGGCATGAACCGCCCGCAGGACAGATTCCGGGATGTCTCTCTTTCCCTTGTACATTTTGTAGGCGGCACTTTTCTCGGTGTCCTTGTTGAATGGGTAGTAATTGTCATCACCGTCCAGACGATCCCTACGAGAAGAGATCGGTTCCTTCATAAAGAGGGCGAAGAAGTAGGCGCAGAAACTCGGTATCGATTTGTTCTCCGCACCAACGTACTTTCTCATGATCTGTAAAAACAGACTGATGGTTAACACAAAACTCCCCCTTCGCGAAAAGTGGACAGAGTCTGTCCGCTCCCGTCCACCGGAGTCCAATTTTCGAGGGAGCGGATTTGGTATGCTTTACCCGGATGGTGAGAGAACATCATCGCACATAAAACACAGTTTCTATTATATCAGCAGTGAGGGGGAAAAATCTACATTTTTGTTAATGGAATTTATGTGAATGTGAACATTCACAAGCCGTAATCGTAAATCTTGTAAATTTCTCAATGCCTTGAGATGGCCATTAGAGGCGGCGGGAACACATGAAGAGACGAACTGCACGAGCAGTATTGGCACTTCGGTGTTTCCACCGTGACTCACTATGCCCATTTTAGGCGAAAGAGGCCGGTGTACATCGCGTGCATCGGCCTCTTCGTGTTCCTGCCGCCCGCATCCAAGGCGGAAAGGACACGACCATGAAAATCACGCTGTATTACGAAGACAAGTTCCATCCGACGATTTTGGACGTTCCCGATGAGGAATGCACCGTCATGGTAGAGGCGGACTATCAGGAGAGGCTGGATGCCGCAGAGGACAAGACCACGGTCAAGCGGCGCACGGCACAGGAGATTCTGGATGCCGAGGTCAATGCCCCTACATTTCGAAGAAACCGCACCGAGACGCGCCGTCATGTCCACTTGTCTGCTGACGATCTTGACCGCCAGACGTCAGATACCATGCGCGATGTGCCGACGGATTTGCTCGGCGAGGACTATTCGGCGCTTCATCACGCCATCGCGCAGCTTCGTCCTCAGCAGCGGGAACTTCTGCGGCGCGTGTTTTGGGAAGGCGTGCGCCAGGCAGAGATTGCGCGTCAGGAGGGCGTATTGGAAAGTACCATATCGGAGCGGATGCGGCGCATCTATCAGCGGCTCAAGAAGTTTTTGCCCAATGAGAAAAATTTCTTTTGAAAAACCATGAAGTTTTGCATTTCCCGTGGCTCTTAGGTGAAGGGCAACATCAAAGCGCCTTTCGGAAAGGATGAATCGAGATGAATCATACACTCAACATCAAGGTGTCCAGGGAGCGCCTGAGCGGCGGAATCATGGCCTGCCGTCGCCTCACGGTGCGGGAGCGTCTGCTCCGCTTCTTCTTTGGCAGTCCCGTGAAGCTCACGGTGATCGTGCCAGGAGACTCCGTGGACGAGGTGTCCATCTTCCAGAAGGGAAAGGAGAATGCTTATGCCGACACGACCGCTTTATGAGCTTGCCGCAGGTTTCAACGAGCTCTTCGACCTCGTCTTGGACGAGTCGATGGATTTGGAGCTTTTGGAAGAGGGGCTGCAGTCCATCGAGTGCGCCCTTGAGGAGAAATGCGCGAACGGCATCGCGCTCATCAAATCGCTGGAAGCGTATGCGGAGGCATACAGCAAGGAAGAGAAACGCTTTGAAGCGCAGCGGCAGATGTTAGAGAACCGCATCAAACGTATCAAGGAGTGGTACCGGCAGAACCTCGATGCGATGGGGAAAACCAAAGTTCCTACGAGGTACGGTGTCATGAGTGTTCAGAAGAACGGCGGCAAACAGCCCCTCAAGATTGACGATGCCGCCCTTATCCCGGACGCCTATCTCATTACTGTGCCGGAGCATAAGGAAGTGAATCGCGAGGCTCTCTATGAGGTATTAAGCGGCGGCGGGGAAGTCCCCGGCGCACGTTTGGAGCCGAGAGGACGAGGTCTTCGGATTAAGTGAGCAGAAAGGAGATACGCAATGCTGAACATCACCAAAGGGAAAATTGACCGCGCCCAAAAGGTGGTCATCTACGGGGCGGAGGGCATCGGAAAGTCCGGTCTTGCCGCCAAGTTCCCAGATCCGCTCTTCATCGACACCGAGGGAGGCACGGCACACATGGATGTGCGCCGCATCGAGAAGCCGCAGTCGTGGGAGGAAATGCTCTCCGTGGTCAAGGAAGTGGCAGTCACCAAGGATGTGTGCAGGACGCTGGTGCTGGATACCGCCGATTGGGCAGAGCAGTTGATCGTTAGCTACCTCTGCACAAAGTACAAGCAGAACTCCATCGAGTCCTTCGGCTACGGCAAGGGCTACACCTATCTGGGGGAGGAGTTTTCAAGGCTTCTCGTCGCATTGGATATGGTTCTGACTTCTGGGATTCATGTGGTGGTCACGGCACACGCCAAGATGCGGAAGTTTGAACAGCCGGACGAGATGGGCGCATACGACCGCTGGGAAATGAAACTCAGCAAGCAGGTAGCGCCGCTTCTCAAGGAGTGGTGCGACATTCTGCTCTTTTGCAACTACCAGACCTTTGTGGTCACCTCGGAGAACAACACGCAGAAGGCACAGGGCGGCAAGCGTGTCATGTACACATCCCATCATCCCGCATGGGACGCAAAAAGTCGTGTGCCGCTGCCGGAAGTCTTGGATCTTGACTACAAACACATCGCTCATATCTTCTCGCGGGGGCAGACTCCGGCAGCCACAACCGCCACGCAGACGGCACCGCAGCAGCAGAACCTACCGGAGGAAGAAAGCGCTGTCGATGTGTTTCGCAGCATTTTGAAGGAGAAGGGTGTCACCGAGGAGGAGGTGCGGCAGGTGGTCGCCGCGCGTGGGAAATACTCAGTGGAGACCCCGATTGACGACTATCCCGACGAGTTTTTGTACGGCTACGTCATCCGCTACTGGGATCAGATTTTTGACATCATTCAGCAAAGCCGCGAGGCGAAAGGTTAAGGAAGGAAATACATCATGGCAGAATTTGTCAACAACAACGTGGGTATGGATTGGACTGACACCATTGAAAGCGATGGTCAGGAATTCATTCTCCTTCCCGAAGGGGATTACAACTTCGTGGTGTCCGCTTTTGAGCGGGGGCGTTTTCCGGGGAGCGCCAAGATGCAGGCCTGCAACAAGGCTACGCTTACTCTGCAGGTAGAAACGAAGCAGGGCGTCGCCAGCGTTCGTACTGACCTCATTTTGAACCGCCTCGTGGAGTGGCGCATTTCAGCGTTCTTTCGCTGCATCGGCAGAAAGAAGCACGGCGAGAGGTTGGTCATGGACTGGAACAATCTCGAAGGAGCAAAGGGGCGGGCGCACTTCAAGCCCCGCAAATATACCGACCGGGACGGCAACGAGAAACAGACTAACGATGTGGATCGCTTCTACGATTATGACGAAAAGTTCTTTCCGGTCGAGGACTCTGCGGACTTTGGCGGGATTCCCGTCAGCGCGGCGGACATTCCGTTCTGATGGGAGGACAAGCAAGTGGAACTTAGACCGTATCAGGTCGAGGCGAAACAGGCAATCCTGTCCGAGTGGAGCGAGGGGCGTCGCAAGACACTCCTCGTCCTCTCCACAGGGCTCGGAAAGACGATTGTGTTTTCCTCGGTGACAGAACATCAAGTGAAGTTGGGACACAGAGTCCTCATCATGGCGCATCGTGGGGAACTTCTCAGCCAAGCCGCTGACAAGCTGAAGATGCTCACGGGACTTGATGCAGCATTTGAGCAGGGAGAGAACCGCAGCCTCGGCAGTTTCTTTTCCGTGACAGTAGGATCGGTGCAGTCCCTTTGCCAAGAAAAGCGGCTTTCGATGTTTCCGCAGGATTATTTTCAGGACATCATCGTGGACGAGGCGCACCACGCACTCTCGGAGAGTTATCAGCGTGTGCTCGCGCATTTTCCGGATGCCAATGTCCTCGGCGTAACGGCAACACCCGACCGTGGAGACAAGCAGACGCTCGGCACATTTTTTGACTCACAGGCTTACGAGTACTCCATGAGCCGCGCCATTCGGGAGGGGTATCTCTCTCCCGTCAAGGCGCGGATGATTCCCCTGCAGCTGGATATCAGCAAGGCAGGTATCTCCGGCGGGGATTACAGCGCAGCGGACATCGGCTGCGCCTTGGAGCCGTACCTACATCAGATTGCAGACGAGATGGCGCGTTACTGCAGGGGCAGAAAGACCGTGGTGTTCCTGCCGCTCATCGCTACATCGCAGAAATTCTGCCAGATGTTGAATGATGTCGGTCTGAGGGCTGCGGAAGTCAACGGCATGAGCGATGATCGCTCGAAAATCCTTGCAGAGTTCGAGAATGGCATGTATGACGTGCTGTGCAATTCCATGCTCCTCACAGAAGGTTGGGACTGTCCCGCTGTGGACTGCATCGTAATTTTGCGCCCCACCAAAGTGCGGAGCCTCTATCAGCAGATGGTGGGACGCGGCATGCGGCTCTTTCCGGGCAAGGAGAACTTGCTCCTGTTGGACTTTCTCTGGCTGACGGAGCGTCACGATCTCTGCAGACCATCGGCTCTCATTGCCAAGGACGCGAACATCGCCGCAATGATGGATGAAAACCTCCGAAATGACGAAGAAGTGGACGTTCTCGAAGCCGAAGAGGAGGCAGAGCGGGACGTGCTGCGTGAACGGGAGGCAGCATTGGCGAGGGAGCTTGCCGCGATGCGGAGCAAGAAGAAAAAGCTGGTAGATCCGATCCAGTATGCGCTCTCCATTGCCGCTGAGGATCTCACAAGCTACGAACCGACCTTCCCTTGGGAAATGGGCCCGCCGTCTGAAAAGCAGCTTGCTTTCCTTGAGAATCGCGGCATCCTGCCCGATACCGTGGGAAACGCCGGGCTTGCCTCGCTCCTCATCGACCGGCTGAAACGGCGGCAGGAGGAAGGACTCGCCAC